TGTTGACCTGAGCGGCTGTGAGTACATCGCCGGATACGAAGAGTTTTGCGCCTGCGCCTGCCATAGTCAGTTATCCTACCGTCTAGGTGAGTGCGTTGTCAGCATCCAGAACGCCGAACTGTGCGTCGTTGAGGATGAACGGATACACCAAAGCAATCCAGGCGAGCCCAAACTCAACGGAGTGGCTCGATGGGCTGAGGGACTGCCGGATGGCCTGTATCTGATAAACATCAGTCACCTGTAGCGGATTGCCTGTCGCAAAGGTTCGGATGACGCTGACCTGATCGCCTAACTCCAGAGACAGGATACTCTCCCTGTCAATAGTGGCTTTATCGTTCAGGATTACGGTGAGAGCGTCAAACCTGTATTCCGGCTCTGCATACTGACTGAGCAGGTTTGAGGCGAGACTCAACGCTTGGGCATCGCTCGCCAGCAGCGTGTCCGAGAAGGTGAGCGTTTGGATGCCGAACTCAGTCTGAGAGGCCGCATCGTCTGCCACTTGCGGGGTTCCTCCCTCTGAAGTTATGACCACCTTGTTGAACAGAGTCTCCGACCCATACCTGATAGACAGCGTTTGGTATGGGATGCCTCCCCCATCGTCCGAGAATGTTTCGGATGGGTTAGAAAACACCGTTGTCGTCCTATCTCTGAAAGTCAGGTTTCCAGCCCGAGAGATGAAGCACAGTCCCTGCTCGGCCTCTGCAATCCGTTGCAGGTATGCGAGGGCGTTGGTGTTCTCGGAGATTTGGAACGCTCCGAGGGTGGCTGTTCCGGTGTTGATGTCCCTGGAGGCAACAGGGTAGGCGATCTCCGGCAGATCGAGGATGTAGGAGACTCTGGCCCCTGACAGTTCCTGAGTAGGCGTAAGGGCTGCTTCGGTGGCCGTGTTGGCCAGAATCTGAAAATCGTCAGCGCAGGTAATCGTCGCTGTGGATAAATCCTGTCCGGCTGAGCCTGGCTCATACGCCACATCAACATCCACAATCCTGCCTACGAACAGGTATTCGCCATCGGCCAGTATCGAGACTTTGCGGCGAGGGACAACGCCTGATCGCCCCAGCGTGACATCCCAATAGGGCGAGTCCTGATTCAGGGGATCGAATCGCCTGTCGTTGTTCAGGAGCGTGAGAGAGAGCGTTCCGGCTCCGAACCCTGCGAGTTGATCCTGGCGGCCTCGGGAGATGGTCGCGGCCTGAACATACGGAGAGATGTCCAATCCTTCTAGCGTTCCGTCCAAAACATCGGTGCCGTCCAGCGTGGAGGAGTTGAGGGTGAACTCTCGGACGATAAACCCGAGTTCTGCCCTGACCTCGATGCTCTCTCCCCAGGGGAACTGAGCCGCCATGTCAGGCCACCTTCAAGGGTTGCGCTGCTCCTACGAGGGCTCCGTTTCGGAACTGCCAACGCCGGAGAGCCTCAACGATTGCGTCCCCGATCTCGGGGCCGTTGGCTCCCATCCCTGCGTTCACGGTGATCGAGATGTTTGAGCCCATCGCCCCAGCCTGCGACAGAGGAATGATGGCCTCGGGCCCTGCCTCTCCTACGAGGCCGAGCGTTGGGCGAGTCACGATACCTCCGGCTGCGAACGCCACAGCCTCGAACGGGCCGCCGAGGCCGATGGCTGCTCGTGCAGCTGACTGAGCTGCTGAGGCGGCTACAGCTGCAGCCTGCGAAGGAACCGTGAGCCCTGCCTGTCCGGCGAGGATGCCCTCAGCCTTCGTAACTATGCCCGCCGGAGTGATGGATCGCAACCTGTTGAGTTCCTTCTGGGCCTCGATGAGGTCAATGACTGCCTGGCGTTCCCGCTCGAACGCTTCCGCTACTGCGTCTATTGCGTCAGCCTCTCGTTCTTTGGCATCGTTGAGGGCATCTACAGCCTCCCTGTAGGCATCCGATCCTTCGGCGGCTCCGTTGATGATTTCGTTGAGATACGCCTGGGCGGCGGCCTGTTCAACAGTTGCGTCCTTCTGAGCCCTGATTGAGTCCTCAACTGCTCGCTTGGCGGCATCGAGTTCACGCTCCGCTTCGGCCAGTTCGTCGGCTGTTGCCGCCTTGTTGCGTTCAGCGTTGAGAGACTCCTCAGCCCTGCGAACCCCCACGATGGAGTCAGCAACCTGAAACTTGGCTTCCTGGAGAGCAATCTCAGCCCGCCGGATGGCAGTAGGCGAGGCCGCCGGATCGAGCCGTAGTTCCGCTAGTTCACGCTCAGCCTCGATGACCCTGAAGTTCGCTTCCTCAACGTCAAACTTCGACTTCTCTAGGCCTCGTTCAGCTGCAGCTACCGACTCGGGATCGGCTGTGATGGCTCGCAAATCGGCAAGAGCCTTCTCTGCCTGACTGACCCTCCGGATGGCGTCCTCCTGCCCGAGCGTTGCATCCCTGAGCCTGCGGCCCGACTCCTCCAGGGCTCGTTGTGCCTCCTGGGCTTTCTTGGATTCGCGAGGATAACCCTGAGTGACGAGGTTGAACTGAGCCTGAGCAATCCGAACTCCCTCGGTGGCGTTTGCGAGCGAGCGTTGAGCATCCTGAGTATCCCTAGTGGCTTTCGTGAGGTCTTTCTGCTGGGATGATACGCCTCGGAGGGCATCCGTGTACTCCTTCAGTTTCTCTGCCGCAGTTTTGACTTTCGAGGCTGCGCCGGAACCGAAGGTGTTGTCCTGCTCCTGTTGCAAGGCTTTGGCCTCAGCCACTCGTCGCCCGAAGCGGGCTGTCTCGGCTTTGTCAAACCCGTCGGCCACCCGAGCCGCCTTGTCTCCGGCATCCTGGGCCGCCTGCCCGATTCTGCCGAACGAAACCTCACCTATCTTGGCGAGTTCCGGCAGCTGGATACCAACCTTCTTCAGGATGCCTCCGAACAAGTTGATTCCACTGATGATTAGGTTGATGCCTTTGATCCACTGATTTACCATGAACTCGAAGTATCCGATTACGAAGTTCACGACAGCGTTCACTACCTTTCGGAATCCCTCAAATCGGAGGTAGAGGGTTGCCAGGATTACTATTACTGCGACGATGGCTGCAGCGATCAGCCCGATGGGGTTGGCTTTCAGGGAGAGGTTGAACGCATCGTTGGCGATTTTGGCGAGGCTCGATGCGACGGTGAACGCAATAGTTGCGGCTCGCAGGGCGGCGAACAGGCCGATGGTAGCGAGGATGGCCGTCCCTGTCCCGCCCAAGTTGGATGTGAACCCGAGGAACGATCCGGCAAGTTCCTTCATCGCACCGCCGAGCCCTTTCTCTTTCAGGGCATCGGAGAACCTCTGGATGACAGGGAGGACGCTGTCGTTGATGAACGACAACAGTTGCTTGAACAGAGGCAGGAGGGCTGTTCCTAGTTCGGCTCGCACATTCTGAAACGATGCCGCGAGGATTCGTTGCTGATTTGCGGCTCCGTCTGATGTTCGAGCAAAGTCTCCCTGAGCCAGGGCTGTATCTTTCAGGATTAGGGCGTAGGCGGCCTGCGTTTTGGCTGCAACTGTCAAGTTGCCGGAGCCCGAGTAGAGACCCATGTTGAGGGCTTCCTGTTTCAGGCGCACATCGTTGATGGCAACTCCGAACCGTTTGAGCGGCTCTGTTTCGCCGGAGAGCCCTGATCGGAGAGCCTGAACGGCATCCTCCACCTTAGTGTTGTTGAACGAAGCCAAATCGGAGGCCAACTGTACGAGCGTGACGCTCATGTTTGCCGCCTGCTCCTGCCCGAGCCCGAACGCCTGGAACAGGTTGCCGTATGTCCCTGCAGCCTCTAGGGCGGCCTGTTTGGAGATACCTGCCGCAGTAGCCGAGGTATTCGCGAACTCCTGGATGATCCCTGTTGAGGCCCCGAATACCACATTGACTTTGCTTTGGCTCTCCTCCAGGGCTGACGCTGCATCAACTAAGTTCTTGCCGATAACTGCAGCCGCTCCCAAACCGACTGCCGCTACTTTGGCAAAGGTGGTGACAAATGATCGAGCGGCCTTGTCTGCGTTCAGCAACCCGAACGCCATCTTGTCTGATCCTGTTTCCAGCCTCTTGAAATCTCGGACTGCTCGCTGTACACCTTTAGCGTCAAACGTGGAAATGATAGGGACGACAACTGCCATCAGATACCTCGCACTCCGAACCTGCCCAGGGAGGTGCGGCCTCTGGCTGATGCAAACGCTGACTGCTTCCCTGTTCGGGATTCTGCTCCGGAGGCGATGGCTTTACTTACCTCATCAGAAGCCTCTTTGACTGCGGCCATAACTTCAGCCTCGACATACGGATAACTTGAGAGAACTCCAGGCCACATCGCTCTCGATGCCTGCCCTTTCTCCTGTTTCAGGTTCGGGATGAATGTTGGATGAGCCCCTGTGTTCTGCCTACCTGAGATGTCATAGACTGCGCCAGCCGGATCGGTTTGCACCAACTTCAGGATTGGCTTCATCCCTGTAATGCGATCCTTACGGCCACCTGTCCTCGCCTTGATGCCCTTGCGAGCTGCTGGGCCGTAATACTTCGGGAACCCTCCGGATGTCCTCTGTCCGGCGGCAGTACCGTGCCATCTAGAGAGAGGCTCAGTATCAGGGAACAGTTGCCCTACGCGATCCACGAGGGGTTGGGCCGCCGTCCTCATTCGGGCCGTAATCTCTCGATGGAGGCGACGGTCTAGGTAATACAGTTCCTGGAGAACGCCAGAGATGCCCTCTACCTGAACGACTGCGGCCATAGTATCAGTATCTTACTAGCGGCGCAGACGCTGCGCCTTCCACTTCAGGTATCTCCACATTTCGGTAATCATCTCGTCGCCTGCCTCAATCAGATCGAGCGGCGCAATCCCTGTCTCGCAGGCGAGTGACGCAATCAGGTAGGTGGCTGACTCGTCGCCAAAGGGGTATCACTTTGGCCCTCTCTCGGGTTGCAGGATACGACTGTGCTTACCCACTCTGGGTCAAACTTGAGTGCTGTCTGCTTTGCTCGGCTCATCGCAGACCACGCCAGCCATGCGAGGTCGGTCAGCCGGAGATCGGTGTCCAGGCGAGCGACTGAGCGTTGCCAAGTGCGCTCAAACGCAACGAAGTCAGGGAACGCAGCGTCCACATCCACCTTGTCTCCGTTGATGAACTCAACCGTGAGTGCGATTTTCATTTACTG